GCCTGCGAAAAGAGCCAGCTCATTCATCACCATCCTTAAACTTCTCCAGCGCAGTCACTTCAATGTGGTCCACCATGGACTGCAAGATCATGTGGGCAATGTCCACATCAGTGCCAGCGATGTATGCGTTATTAAGGGTCATGGATTCATCAAGGTCTGGCTCATAAGGTGATCCATAGGAGTCTGTCGAGCCTTTCTCTTCTGGGCTGTATTCCAGAAAGCATATAAGGTCAACACCCTCAACGTCACATTGAAACTGGTAAAGGCCGACAGGGCAATGGGGGGTTGGAGGGTAATCTCTCATGACGACCACCATGCCACCAAGAGTGCAGCCAAGCCAACGCCAATGACAGCAGCTGTCACACAATCCATAATAAAGTTTTCGGTTTCTGTTTTCATCGGTTTCTTTCGTTTAAGTTGAACAGTCGTAACAGTCTAAGACAGAAATGAATTATCTGTAAAGAATTATTTTTAACTGTTGTTTTTATACATAAAGCGCAATTAGAATGCGCCTATGCAATCAATTCACGACATCAAGGCAAAGGCCAAGGCCAACAAGATCACCATGGCTGCCGTGTGCAATGAGGCTGGCATCCAGCAGTCCCAAGTGAGCCGGTGGCTGTCTGGGACTGTGGAGCCATTGTGGACATCAGTCAATCAATTGCACTTGGCCCTTGAGAAACTGATCGACAGATCACCAGTCGCTGTCGATTGACTCGGCAGCAGCTGGCGCGCTCTTACCGGCCACCACGCCAAAGTCACTGGCCGCTGATGGCTTTGCACCACCCAGCGAGTCTCCTTTGCTTAAAAGCATGATGTTGTTCAGCCCATACGACACGCCTTTATTGCCTGCCTGGTCATAGGCATAGGCATTCAGACTGACTCGGCCAAAGTCGCCAGAGACTATGTCAGCACTGCCAATGATGTCATGGCCATGGGCATCCACTGCACCAGGCTTGGCCGTGGACTTGGTGTTAAAGAAGTAATGGCCAGCGTACTCTGGACCCAGTGGGCCGCCATCAGATTTCACTTCAGTGTCGCCATCACGCAAGGGGTTGCGAACAGTTTTGGGAATCTTGTCCCCGAACTTGGCGGTCAATGCGGCCTTGGCTGCCGCTTTCAATTGGTTCACAGTCTCGGTATCTTGCTTGGGGACCAACACTTGCGTTGAAAACTCTTCTTTGCCGTTCATCTCATTCTTGCGAGCAGTCAAAGCGCTGAAGTATGAGAAGCGAACTTTACCGGTTACGACTCTAGTAGACATGGTTTTTTCCTTTTAAGGGTTTACAGGGTTAATGGTTTACTACGTTTCTGTCGTTAAACAGAAATTGCACTTTAGCACAAATGTCAGTTAAGATGCCTGCAAGTTAAAACGAGGAAAACGAAATGCAACTATTCCCCCATCAGCAGGAAGCCAAGCTCTTCTTGCTGTCTAGGCGCAGGGCCATACTGGCCGACCAGCCCCGTGTTGGCAAGACGCTACCCACAGCAGCTGCTGCACTTGAAAACCTACCGGCCCTCATCGTCTGCCCAGCCATTGCCAAGACAGTCTGGGAGGCGGCTTTCAGTAAGCTGGCGCCCAAGACTTCAGTCAATGTGGTCAATGGAAAACGCGAGGCTTCACAGGTAAATTCAGCCGATGTGACCATCATTAACTATGACGTTTTGCAATATGCACAAACGAATGTGGACAGATATAACACTCTAGTTTTGGATGAGTGCCACAGAATTAAGAATCCAAAGGCCCAAAGAACCAAGGCTGCCATGCTGGCCATGAAGAAAGTGGACCATGTCTATGCCCTCAGTGGAACACCAATACCCAATAGGCCCATCGAGCTGTGGCCAATACTGCACGGCCTTGGCATTTACAGAGGCGGCTGGTTTGACTTTGCTGCCCGTTACGCAAAGATGTGGTCAGCCCCCTGGGGCTTAGACACATCAGGCGCTAGTAATCTGCCAGAACTCAAAGACATGATGAAACCTTATGTCATGCGTAGAAAAAAAGAAGACATCTTCAAAGACTATCGTGATCCACAAGTCAGCCTGATCACCTTTGATCTGGCCAACGACAAACGCGAGCAAAGTTTTGATGCCGATGCCTTGATGGCAAACCCCAATGCCTTGCTGGCCTTTGAGGGTCTGGCCGAGATCATGCGCGAGGCCGGAATGCGCAAAGTCAAGGCCGCTAGTGAATTTATTGATGACTTGCTCCAGGCTAACGAGCCAGTGGTGGTCTTTGCGCACCACAAGGATGTGGTCCAAGCCTTACAAGATGAACTCAAAGACCACAAGCCAGTGATCGTGGTGGGTGATACCGCACGGGCCAAGCGCGACAAAGCCATTGCAGACTTCCAGTCTGGCCAGACCAAGCTCATCATTGGCAACATTGCCGCCATGTCTGAAGGCGTGGACCTGAGTGCTGCCGACACGATTGTCTTTGTCGAATGCACTTGGTCTACCTCGGCACTGGAGCAAGCCTCAAGCCGTGTTGAAAATATCAACAAATCAGGCATTCCACCCGTCATCTACATTCTGACCATCAAGGCCAGCTTGGACCATACAGTCTTGGCCAAGTGCTTAAAGAAACTGAATATCGTCAACCAAATCATTTAACCAGGAGAAACCATGCAACATGAAACCCGAAAACACGCCCGACTCTCAGCATCACGCACAGACCGCTTCATGTCTTGCCCTGGCTCATACAGGCTTGAATCCCTCATGCCTTACGAGCCAGCAGGCGAGGCGGCTGCCATTGGCACAGCGATCCATGAACTGTCTGAGATCATTCTGCGCGGTGGTGAAATACCAACCGGAACTGATCCTGACCATTTATCTATGGCCCAAGGGTATGCCAACTTTGTCAATACTCTGGTCGAGAATCCGCGCAAAAAAATGATTGAGGTCAACTTGGATGAAGGTCTCAAGTCCCTGCACCCAGCACTTGGTGGCACTGCCGATGCAGTCTTGGTCGATGGCAACCATCTCCATGTCATTGATCTGAAGACCGGCAGGGTGGCCGTGGATGCCCAAGACAACAAGCAGCTCTTAACCTATGCCCTTGGTGCAATGCGCCAGCTCAAAGCGCCAAGCACCATCGAATGCACCATGCACATATTCCAGCCGCGGGTTGGTCACAGCAAGTGGACAGTGTCGGGCAACCGCCTGAACTTGCATGGTGAGCGCTTGAAGTCGGCAGCCGAGCTGGCCCTGACTGATGACGCACCAACAAGCCCCAGTGTGGATGCCTGCCGGTACTGCAAGGCCAAGACCATTTGCCCATCTATGCGTGAGAAGGTCCAAGAGACCGCTAGGAGCGATTTCAAGCCAGACATGACTGTCACCCCTGAGATGCTGGACAACGCGGCTCTGGTGGCCGCATGGGCCGATGCAGTGCAGTCTGCTGCAAAGGATCAATTGACCAATGGCCAGACCATCCAAGGCTGGGCCATGCGCGCAGGCCGCAAGACAAAATTCTGGAAGGATGAGGCGCTGGTCATGGAAGCATTCAAAGACAACATGAGTGCATGGGAACTCAAAAGCCCCAGTGCTGTCTTGAAACTTGGGGTCGAAGTCAGCGAAGACCTAGTCGGTGAGAAGGTGGCTGCGCCAAGTCTTGTCAAGGCCAAGGAATAGAATCCAATCCCCTGCCAAAAGAAAAAGACCTGATAGCGCGTAAACGCTACCAGGTCAAAGGTCAACTCTCATGGCAACTAACAAATGAAACCCCTAACTAAAGGAATTTCAGTGCCAACTATAACTGAAACACCCCTGCCAGACACATTCAGCCAGTCCCAGTCTGTCGCCTGCAAGATTGGCGCTGTCGCCCCTGATGCGGTGTTCTGCACCTTTGCCCTACAAGGCAGCAAAAAAATCCCATACAAGCGATCTGGCCAAGGCGTGGCACGGGATACAGACCCAAGCGATCTCTACAACGCTGAAGACATTTGGGCTATGGACTCATGCCCACATGGCCAGTACCTTGGCCTAGTCCAGCAGCGCCCTATCATCAGCGCATCAGGCAACTTTCTGGTTTGCCTCGATGTGGACATGAAGCACGCTAGTGGCCCCACCAATGTGGCCATCCAGCGCATGGCCAAGTATGTCAAGCAGCACAAGATGCTGACCGAGGTTTCTGTCTCAGGCCGTGGCCGTCATGTCTTCTTATGGGTCTCACCACCCAAAGAAGCTGACCAGGTGCTGCCCAAATACAAGCTAGGCGGTGGTCAGGAACTCGAAGTATTCGGCCTGCCAAACAGTGCCGGCAAGTCAGTGCTACTCAGTGGCAATGCCGTGGTCGGTGAATTCCAAGAGGCCGTAGACCTTTATGCTTTATTACAAGACTGGGGGATCATCGAGCAGCACCAGCTCCAAGAGCCAAAGCCTGTCGCCCCATCACAATCATTTGACTTCACCCAATTAGGCTCAAGGCTTGAAGACAGCGATCTTGATCGTGCCATCAAGGCTTTGCACCATATTTCCCCAGACTGCGACTATGACCAGTGGATAGAGCTGGGCCAAGCGCTGCATACAGAATTCGGTGAAAACGGCCTCGGCCCATGGATGACATGGTCCATGGCCGGCAACAAGTTTGCAGGCACTAAAGACATAGAAGTCCACTGGAAGAGCTTTCACCAGGGCAAAGGTGTCGGGCTTGGCACTCTCTACAAACACGCCAAAGACTGTGGGTGGGAAGCCCCAACTAAGCAGACCGAAAGAAAATCAGCCGTGGAAGACTTTGCCGCGGTGATCAATGCACCAGTCACCATAGATGCACCAGACCCGTCATGGCCAGAGCTGGCCTTAGACCTGACAAAGCTCAATCCCATCGATTACCTGATCGAAGGCTTCATGGCCCATTCTTTCTTTATCTTGGCCGGTCAGCCTGGCGTGGGTAAGACCACAGCAGTGATCAGTCTGTGCATGGTCATGGCAGGGTTTAGTGTGGAAGGCTGCGAGATTCATTCAAAGACCAGGCGCAAGTCAATCATCGTGACTGAAGACTCGGACCAGATAATCCGAACACTATTTGCATATTCAAAGCATTACAAGATAAATAATCTAAATGATTGGTTTGTGGTTATTGATGCCAGAAGGTCTAATGTCAAAGATTTACTCAGGCTTGCACATAATATTGAGCGCCACACAGTTAATGGCATTAAGCCATTATTGGTTCTTGATACGGCCAATGCCACCATGGATATTGATAATGAGAATGACAACTCGGAAGTGGGTGCATATATTGCCGCCATCAAGCAGACCATCTTTATCCAACAAAAAGCGCCAGTCTGCATCCTGACCCACACAAACAAAACAATCAGCCGCCAAGACTCAGATGCCATGGCCCGTGGAGCTTCTGCCTTTACAGGCGATGCAACCCTCACAGGCGTGCTTTTCATGGATGAGGATAACCAGCGGTATCTCAAGCTGACCAAGACCCGCTACGAGCCTCAGTTCAGAGAAATCAAATTCGACTCCATCACATTCCCAGAACTGGTCACTACCAGCAATGGTGATCTGCAAGAGATTATTTGCAGGGTGGCTATTCCAGCCATGTCGTCAGAACAAGACCGGATGGCCGCCAAGCAGTCCCAGCAAGACAGCGCCAAAGAGCAGCGCATCCAAGACAAGTGCGATGAGGTCTGCAACCATGTCCAGTCCATCATCAATGACAAAGGCAGCGTCATTATGCGAAGAGGACCAGGCAGGCCGGTCGTGCCAAAAGAACTTCAAAGCGCCTACCAACTGGACTGGACTGAAATCTTCTCAACTGTTAAAGGCTCAGATGCAGGCTATATCCGCAAGCACATTGGCACGGCCATCTTCACCAGATTCGCATCAAACGAGCCATTGTCAGGCTGGGTGAGATTGGCATGACCAGTCTAATGCGGAAAGACGGAACTAATGCGGATCTAATGCGGAATTCCGTATTAGACAATGGCAGGGATTGTTGGATAAGTGGGGTCTTTAGACCCACTTATCCACAGACCAGTCTCGGCTTGGAAGGTACTTCAGTTTCTAATGCGGAAAGGCGGAAAATTCCTTAAGGGCTTTCCGCATTAGAAACGAGCATTTGATGGTCCAACACAAAGGGAAGTTATGCACAGCTTATCCACAAATTTAGATTTCATCGAAGATGAGCGCGTTTTCTGCCATCAATGCGCTAATGCGGAAATGGTCGAGCAGCGCCAGTCGATGCCAGCAGAGCAAATGGAAAGGCACAGAAAGGTCAACGCCAAACCATTGCAGTGGATGTTCGACCAGGCAAAGATCAAAGGTGGATGGGCAACAGTCACATGGTCCGAACATCAGTGCAGCCAAACGGGTCTCGCTGCATTCCCAACCGATGTCAAGCACCGATGCCATATGTTTCAGACCAAAGCCTCGGCAGTAGAATCCGAAGCATGGTGGTTGACTTAAAACGCAAGAGAAAAAGCATTGAACACACTGATCAAGTCAAAGTGGTCCAACACTTTCGAGCGTTCTATCCGGACATCATCATTGCAGCAATACCCAATGGAGGCGATAGAAGCCCTCAAGAGCGCGTTAGGTTGCACAGTGAAGGGGTATTGTCAGGGATGCCGGATTTATGCGTCTTGGAGCCTAAAAACGGGTTTCATGCGTTATTTGTGGAAATGAAGACCAAGGCCGGAGTGGTTTCAACCAAGCAAAGCGCTGTGGGTTTGCAGTTAAATACAAAAGGGTATCGGTCAGTGGTCGCCAGATCAGCTGCCGAAGCAATCAAATCAATTGAGGATTATCTGAATGGCTGAACCAAAACGTAAAGCACAAACACTTGCAGAAGTGGCCGACAACATTGCGACCAGGCAGATGGGACTCAAAGAGCAAGCAGCTCTTACACGCAAAGAAGCCACCGATGTCAACAAGAAGATTCACGCTGCTGGTGGCGAAATTACCATCCTAGACAGACTCTCCGAAGGTGAGACCATTCTCAGCTTGGCAAGGTCGTTGAAGGTGAGTCACACGGCTTTCTATGACTGGATCGATAGAGGGGGCGAGGCGCGGGCTTCTGCCCTTGCGCGTGCGCGGGCGCGTGGTGGCCGAAGTTTAGCAGAGGAAACGATAGAAATTGCAGACGCTGCCACACCTCAAGACGCGCAGGTGGCCAAGCTGAGAGTGGACACAAGGCGCTGGCTGGCCTCTAAGCAGGCTCCAGATGAGTATGGTGACAAGCAGCAACCCTTGGTCAATATCGACCTTGGAAGCATGGCCCTCGATGCCCTGCGCAAGCGCACTGTCGTGTCACTAGACGATTCTGCATAAATGAATACTGAAGCATTCAGTCACTTTATACAACGACCATTATGTTAAGTGGATAAGTCGTTATCCACAGAATTAAGTGCATCAAAGTATTACAAGCCTAGTTATGCACAGGAATCTGTGGATAAAGTTGGCCAAAATCTGGGGACAAGTCGGTGGCGGCCAGCTGGCGGTTTGGTGGCCGTGACCCCCCCTTGGCCGGTTTGGCGGGGGCGACTGTGGCGGCACTAAACACCTACAAAAAAAATTTTTAAAAAAATATTGAACTAGTTGACATAAAACGCAAAAACCGATCACAATCTCTATTCCACAAACAACGGAGCAAACGAATGAAATCTAAGCAAGCGACAGTGATACTTAAGGGTCAGGAGTGGATCGTCATCGACACTACTGAGACTAAAGACGGGAAAGTCTTCTGCACTTTAATGAGTCCAGACGGGCATACTGCTTTACACGCATGGGTGGACATTAACCAGATCGTGGGGATTATATGAACATTACGTTATTAACTAAGGTTAGATATTTGTTTAATGTCGATTATGTGCCTATTAGCACTAACAGACATAATCAGAGACAGTATATTAAGGCATTAAGAATGCTTGGTAATAAGTGGTTAACGCACCCAAATAATCAGATTCAGAAAATAGCCCAGTGATTATTATTTATTTAATATTGGCATTTAATGTGCTGGTGCTTATTTGGGGAATATGGAAATGGTATCGTGAAGAGTAATTTTGTAAATAATCCGGTGAGGTTGAATGGGAATGCGCATGGCCATAAATTACAGCTTTGTAATAAGTGCTCTTTAAAGAAGCCGCCAGAGGGTGGGGTTGAGATGAGTGCGACCAGGTGGTTGTGTGCGTCATGCTGGACCAATCGGGTGACGAGTCAGAACTTGAAAGAGATGGCCAAATGACTGATTTATTGACGGCATTGCATTTGTCGGTGGTGATGTTGGATTTAAGAATCCGGATGATGGAGGCGATTGAAGAGGGCCGGTTTGACCTGGCGATGACGTATCACTTGCTGATACTGGTGCGGCAAGACGAGCTAGATGCGCATAAGTGGGCGATGAGTCCCAAGGCTTGGGCCATCTATGAGACGATCCACCCATGAAAGAAAATGTTTTCAGTCAGTGGGTAGAGAGGTATCAGCCTGATCCGGTGCTGTTTGTGCGGGAGGTTTTGGGGGTTGACCCTGACCCGTGGCAGGTGAAGTTTCTTGTGGCAATAGCACGGGGTGACAGGAAGATAAGTGTCAGGTCTGGCCACGGGGTGGGGAAAAGTACGGCAAGCAGCTGGGCCATGCTCTGGTACTTTATGACCAGATCGCCAGTCAAGGTGGTGGTCACTGCACCGACAAGCTCTCAGCTGTATGACGCGATGTTTGCCGAGCTGAAGAGGTGGATCAATGCGATGCCTTTGCCACTTCAAGGTCTATTGACTGTCAAGCAAGAGAGGATTGAGTTCAATGCTGCACCGACTGAGATGTTTATCAGTGCCAGGACAAGTCGGGCAGAGCAGCCGGAAGCCTTGCAGGGGATTCACAGTGAGAATGTGATGCTGGTGGCCGATGAGGCTTCTGGTGTGCCGGAGCAAGTGTTCGAGGCCGCGGCTGGCTCGATGTCTGGCCACAATGCGGTGACGCTGTTACTGGGCAATCCGGTGAGATCGAGTGGGTTTTTCTATGACACGCACACGCGATTAGCCGATGAGTGGACCACGTTTCAGGTGGCTTGCACTGACTCGCCACGGGTGAGTGATGAGTACGTCAAAGAGATGGCCATGCGCTATGGCGAGGAAAGTAACGTCTACCGGATCAGGGTGATCGGTGAGTTTCCCAAGGGGGATGACGACACTGTCATTGCCATGGACTTGCTGGAGAGCGCGGTGAATCGGGATGTGGCGCCAAGCGAGTATGCGCCCATGCTCTGGGGCTTGGATGTGGCGCGGTTTGGATCGGACAGATCAGCGCTGTGCAAAAGGCAGGGCAATGCGGTGACTGAGAATATCCGGACATGGAAGAATTTGGACCTGATGCAATTGACTGGTGCGGTGGTGGCCGAGTACCAGGCGCTGCCACCGAGCCAGCAGCCCAGAGAGATATTAGTGGACAGCATTGGATTAGGTGCTGGGGTGGTGGATCGGCTACGGGAGCTGGGCCTGCCGGCCAGAGGGATCAATGTGAGTGAATCACCCGCGATGGGTGGGACTTACAGGAATCTGAAAGCAGAGCTTTGGTACAAGGCAAGGGCGTGGCTTGAGGCGCGGGACTGCAAGATGCCAAAGGATGAGGTCTTAATTGCTGAACTGGCCACAGTGCGGTACTCATTCACTTCAAACGGCAAGATCGCCATTGAGGGGAAAGATGAGATAAAGCGAAGGGGGCTGCCAAGTCCTGACAAGGCCGATGCCTTTGTCCTGACATTTGCGTCTGATGCAATGGCCGGAATGTACGGGTCAACTGGCTCAAGCAAGTGGAGCCAACCCCTGCGCAGAAACCTTGTCAGGGTTGCATAATTCACACATCCACAACTAATGGGGAAACCATGATGATGACCAAAGGACAAAAGAAGGTTGGCAAAGTGATGAGCGAGTACAAGGCTGGCAAGCTGACATCCAGCGGCAAGACTGTCAAGAATCCCAAGCAGGCAATTGCCATTGCAATGTCTGAGGCAAAACTTCCCATGCGCGGTCAGCGCACGGCAAAGAACAAGGCGAAAAAATAATGGCTACTTTAAAACGCACCATGGAACAGGTCATGGACAGGGAAGAGGGCGAGGACATGGAAGGCGGTGAGAACTGCCCATTGCCCACGCAAGACATTACCCTCAACCTAAAGAACCGCGCCAAGGCAATCACCAGCGCGGCCTATGGTCCTGAAAATCCCAAACTGCCCAATGAGGCTTTTTGGCGCAAGAAGTCTGACCAGTGGGATGTGAGCATTGTTGATGCAAAGAAAAGCCTGTGCGGTAACTGCGCGGCATTCAATGTGTCCGACAAGCTGAAACAGTGCATTGCCCAAGGCATTGGCATGGAAGCAGACCCATGGGGAACAATCAAGTTGGCCAACCTTGGCTATTGCGAAATCTTTGATTTCAAGTGCGCAGCCAGCAGAACTTGCGATGCCTGGGTGGTCGGTGGACCCAATACGGGTGAGCAAGAGGGTGAAGAGGGTGAAGACTATGAAGAAGGAGAAGAGGAATGAAAGGTGGCTGCAATCAGTGCTAGGAACAAGGCCAAGAAATGATTTGTCCAATCGTCATTGCCACTGTCAAGGGCCACGGGTTGGCCGTGCTGCTTGAATCCATCAAGCAATACGCGCCAGAGTGTCCGGTTTACTTGAGAGGCCCAGAGTCGGTGCTTGAGCGCTTTGATGCCGACTACAAACTCTATGGCCAGCCAAACAGTTTTGGCGAGGACTACAACGAGATCATTGAAATGGCTCTCAAAGACTGGTCATCATGCATTGTGGCCAATGACGACATTGTGCTGACACCCACCAGCGTGAAGGTGCTGATGGAAGATGTGGCCATTGTCAGGACCATGAACAGCTACAAAGCTGGGTGGGTGGCGGCAAGGTGTGACGCGGCCAGACCTTGTCAGAATGTGCGGATCAGTGAGCCAGGCGAGAAGCTGAACTTCTACAAATTCCCATCTGAGTCCCACATCAAGCTGGTCCAAGAGATCAGCCCAATATTTGCATGGATATCAAGTGACGCATTTGAAGAGGCAAAGTTTCCCCCTCTGAATTGGTACAGTGACGATGTGCATTGTATGGACTTGGTGCAAAAAGGCTATGGCCACTATGTGAGCGCAAGCTATGTCCACCACATTGGCTCAAACACCATTGGCTTTAATGCGCAAAAACTGCATGAGCAGGCGCTGCCATGGCTGAGAGAGAATCGACCAAATTATGCGAGTGCCTGGTTTGATTCTTAATCTTGGGTCTGGCAAAGACTGGAATTCTGAATATCTGAATGCAGATATACAGGCCAGCAAAAATCCTGATTGGCTGGTCGATATCAGCAAGGTCAAGTGGGGCGACACGCTAAAGACGCGATTTGGGCAGCTGGAGATCGTGCCAGGTATGTTTGAGGCCATTGTGGCCAACGATGTGCTGGAACACATCCCCAATCTGGTTGATGCCATGACCAACTGCAAAGAGCTGCTGAAGGTGGGCGGTGAGATGCGGATTCATGTGCCTTATGACCTGAGTCTTGGGGCTTGGCAAGACCCAACCCATGTCAGGGCATTCAATGAGAACTCTTGGAAGTATTACACCGAGTGGCACTGGTACTTGGGCTGGCCGGATCGGTTTGAGCTGACAACGCTGGAAATGAGGCTCTCAAAGGTGGGAGAAGCACTAGAATTGCCACAAGACGAAATTATCCGCACCCCAAGGGCTGTGGACTCCATGTATGTGGTTCTTACAAAGGTCAAGCCATGATTGAAAACATCACCGAAAATTTATCCACCGACATTGCAGCCACCGAGCCAATGGATGACATGGAATTACAGGCCATCATTACCCAAGACCTGACCGATGCCATCAGCTATGTGGACAGTGACTTGTCACCCACACGGGCCAAAGGGACTGAATACTATCGCGGTGATTTATTCGGCAATGAGGTCGAAGGCAACAGCAAAGTGGTGGCCATGGAAGTGCGGGACACTGTCTCGGCCATGCTGCCAAGCCTGATGCGCGTTTTCTTTAATTCTGAGAATGTGGTCGAGTTTGCACCCCGTGGCCCAGAAGATGTGAAGATGGCCCAGCAGGCGACCGACTATGCCAACTATGTTTTCCAAAACGACAACAATGGGTTTTTGACGAGCTATGCAATTTTTAAAGATGCACTGGTCAGGAAATGCGGAATAGCCAAATTCTGGTGGGAAGACGAAGAGAAGGTCCGAATCGAGGAATATACGGGTTTAGATGACCAGACGCTAGAGATGCTGATGCAAGAGCCTGGTGGTGAGGTCAAGATCATTACGTCTTACCCAGACCCAAGCATTGACGAGGCGCAGCTGACAACTGTAGACCCGATGACTGGCGCACCGATGGTGATGCCTGCACCGATGATCCATGATGTGCAGATCAAGCGCATCACAAAGGATGGCCGGATCAGGATCATGGCCGTGCCACCAGAGGAATTGCTACTGGACAGACGCGCCAGATCGTTTGACGATTCGACCATCATTGCCCACCGGCAAATGGCCACCATGGCTGATTTGTTGGCCATGGGTTATGACCAGGATGAGATTGAAGAGAATATGTCATCGACCGACTTGGACAGCAATGATGAATATTTAGCGCGTCAGCCACTGTCCACGACATTCGGCACAAATGACGCGGCCAACCCGATGATGAGGAGAGTCTTGTACATCGAGGCTTATTCCCGTGTGGACTTTGATGGCGATGGCATTGCAGAGCTGCGCAAGGTCTGCTGCATGGGTGGCGGCTATAAGGTGGTCAGGAATCTGCCGGCCAGCTACATTCCCTTTGCTGACTTTCCCTGCGACCCAGAGCCACACACAAGCCCACTTGAGGCTATGTCGATTTTTGACATTACCCGCGACTTGCAAGAGATCAAGTCGGAAATACTCAGGAACACATTGGACAGTCTGGCCCAGTCGATCCACCCGCGCACAGCGGTGGTCGAAGGCCAAGTCAACATCGATGATGTCTTGAATAACGAGACTGGTGCAATCATTCGCATGAGAGCGCCTGGCATGGTCCAGCCATTGACCACGCCATTTGTGGGTCAGGCCGCATTCCCAATGATGGAATACATGGACCAGATCAAGGAAGACCGCACCGGCATGAGCAAGGCCGCAATGGGTCTGAACGCTGACGCATTGCAGTCAAGCACCAAGGCCGCGGTAAATGCGACCATCAATGCAAGCCAAGGCCGCATTGAGCTGACAGCTCGCATTTTGGCTGAAGGCATGAAAAAGCTCTTTAAGGGCATTTTGTTCTTGGCCACAACGCATCAGGACAAAGCTCGCATGGTCAGAATGCGCAACGAGTGGGTGCAGATCGATCCAAGGTTCTGGGATGTGTCGATGGATGCCAACATCAACATTGCCCTAGGCAATGGCGACACCAATGAGAAACTGCAAGCGCTGATGATGATCATGGCCAAGCAAGAGCAAATTCTGCAACAACTTGGCCCAACGAATCCCCTGGTCACGCCACAGCAATTCAGTAACACCTTGCGAAAAATCGTAGAGTTATCTGGCTTTAAAGATTCGACCAGCTTTTTCCAAGATATCCCTGCCGACTATGTGCCACCCACACCCACACCCAAGCCAAGCCCAGAAGAGGTGCTGGCCCAAGTGCAGGCCGAGTCCATCAAGGCAGATATCCAAAAGAAAGCGGCAGAACTGGAGCTAAAGCGCCAGCAGATGATCATGGATGATGATTTAAATCGCGACAAGATGGCCCAAGACCTGTACCTCAAAAAGTACGAAATTGAGTTAAAGTACAAATCACAGATCAGTACAGCCGAAATTGATGCGGCCCAGAATATTGATCGTGAAGCAATGCGTCAGCAGGCATTGTTGGCCCAGCAGCAGGCGGCACAGTTTGTGTCCCAGCCGCAGCCACCAGCGCCTGAGATGATGCCCCCATCAACCTTTCAAGGAATGGCACAGTAAGTGACAAACGAAGACCAGGTAAATAAAGGCCGAAAGGCCAAGCAGCTGCTGGAGGATGAAACCCTCAACAATGCAATTGCAAAATTAGAAGGCGACCAACTTTGGGTATTTCGTTCATCGAAACCCGAAGAGTCTGCGAGGCGCGAGACAGCGTGGTGTATGTTGCAGGCCATTGATGGCCTAAGACAAGAGTTGATCAAGATTATGGACAACGGAAAAATTGCACAAAACGCTATCAGCAAATCACAGAAAACCTTAATTTAAGAAAATACTATGGCAGAAATACAAGCAATGAATATGGCCGATGCGGCCAGTGCTATCTCGGCAATGTTAGCCCCCGAAAAGGGACAAGCAGAACTTGACGAGACGCAGCCAGTCGAGGAGTCTGATGAGGATTCTTTGACAGCGGCTTCTGAGGATGATGACTCTGGTGTGGAAGACGCGCCAGATGATGAAACCTCAGGGGAACAGTCCGAAGAAGAGGAAGAGCAAGAAGAGGGCGAACAGCCACAGACTTTCACTGTCAAAGTTGACGGCAAGGAAGTTTCTGTCACGCTAGACGAACTCCAGAAGGGCTATTCCAGAACTCAGGACTACACCCGAAAAACGCAGCAGATTGCCGAGGTGCGAAAGCAAGCCGAGGCAGAGACGTATGCAGTTCGGGCCGAGCGTGAGCAATATGCTCAATTGTTGGGAGCATTGCAAGCCCAACTTCAGTCTTCAGAGCCTCAAATCGATTTGGAGCGCCTTTATCAAGAGGACCCAATTGAGTGGGTGAGGCAAAATGAAATCATGCGACAGAGACAAGAGAAACTCGGTGCTATTCAGTCCGAACAGCAGCGGCTTTATCAAGTTTCTCAGTATGAGCAACAGCACGCTATGGAGACTCAACTTGCCAGCCAGCAAGAAGCTCTGCTAGCAGCTTTGCCAGAATGGAAAGATTCCAAGAAGGCAAAGGCCGAAAAGGCACTGGTGATTGAGTCTGCAAAGGCAGCAGGCTTTTCAGATGAAGACTTGAAGAGTGTTTACGACCACCGGCTGGTTTTACTGCTGCGCAAAGCGGCATTGTTTGACCAGATGGTAAGTAAACGCCAAGGCATTAAGCCTGTGGTGAACAATGGCCCACGAACAGCCAAGCCTGGTGCAGCTGGTCGGGTTTCGACAACAACTGAGAGTGTGCGAGCAAAGCAGCGTCTTGCAAAATCTGGTCGCATCGATGATGCGGCTTCTGCAATTGAACTTTTATTAAAGTGAGAAAATTATGACTATCGTTAGTAACACGTTCCTGACTTACTCTGCAAAGGGTATTCGGGAAGATTTGAGCAATGTGATCACAAACATTGCGCCAGAAGAAACCCCTTACATGAGCAATATTGGCCGTGAAAACGTGTCCAATGCTCTGTTTGAATATCAGACAGATACATTGGCCGCAGCTGCTGCCAATGCCCAGTTGGAGGGCGATGATGTTGCATCATTTGACTCTGTGACTGCTACTGTGCGTATGCAAAACTACGCGCAGATTTCACGCAAGACAATCATCTTGTCAGCTACTGAAGAAGTAGTGAACAAGGCAGGGCGTCGCAGCGAGCTGGCCTATCAAATTGCCAAGCGCGGTTCTGAGCTAAAGCGCGATCAAGAATTCATCATGTTGAATGGCGGTATCGCTGTGGCTGGTGATTCAACGACTGCCCGTGTGACTGCTTCTTTGGGTGCGTTTATCAAAACGAACACAGACAAGCAGACCAACGGAACTGACCCATCTTATACAACGCTGCCAAACAGCGCCCGTACAGATGGCAACGTGCGCACATTTACTGAAACCATTCTCAAGAATGTGATTCAGAAAGTGTGGACTGCTGGTGGTACACCTAAGATTTTGATGTGCGGTCCTGTTAACAAACAGCGCGTATCAGGCTTCTCTGGTATTGCTTCCAGCCGTTTCAACATTGATGGCGGTGCAAAGCCTGCCACACTGGTTGGCGCGGTTGACATTTATGTTTCAGATTTCGGAAACGTACAGGTCATTGCAAATAGATTCCAGCGTGAGCGTGATGCATGGGTGATCGATCCTGACTACGCCAAGATGACAGTGCTGCGCCCTTACCAGCAAGTCGAATTGGCCAAGACTGGCGATGCTGAAAAGCGTATGCTGATCGTTGAGTGGGGTCACAAAGTGTTGGCTGAAAATGCCCACGGCTTGGCCGCTGACTTGATCACTTCTTAATCGAAGGTAAACTGAAAGGGCCGAGGAAACTTGGCCCTTTTTTTAACATGATTCACAAAAGACTACTTAGCGAAAACAAAGATCAAGGCATCAAACGCTACTGGCATGAGAATGCTGACACTGGCGATGTGACCATTGAGACCCAACAAGATGTCACAGCGGTGATTGAGGCCAACAAGGCCATCTATAACGCTGTGGATGAGAAAGCCAACTGGACTGGTGAGTGGCACTTGGTGGCATCCATCCCCGAATCCCTTTATTACAAGATGAAGGCCGAGGGCAAGATCGATGACCAGGAGTACATGAAAAAATGGCTCAACGATTCCGACAACAAATTTTTTAGAACGAGACCAGGGAAAGTATGAACTACATTGCTGTTTGCACCCCTGCCCGTGATCAGGTCCACACAAATTACACATATTGCATGGTCAATATGGTGGCTTATCACACACTCAACACCACAGATGCAATCAGTCTGAAATTGATGCAAGGCACGATCATCCAAAACCAAAGGGCTGACCTTTGCTTGGATGCCATGGCCGAGGGCTGCACCCACATTCTTTTCATTGACTCAGACATGACCTTTCCACAGGACATGGTCCAGCGGCTCTTAAAGCACGACAAAGAGATTGTGGCTGCCAACTGTGCCAGGCGCAGAATGCCAACCGGCCCAACTGCCCAGAACTATGATGCTGACGGCAAGCGCCAGGCGGTCTACACCATGCCAGAATCCACCGGATTGGAAGAGGTGGGAAGCATTGGAACGGGCATAATGCTGATCAAGCGCGAGGTGTTTGAGGGCATGAGTGAGCCATGGTTTGATATGCCGTGGCAGACCACCAGAGGCTACATGGGAGAAGATGTGTTTTTTTGTAAGAAAGCGCAAGAGCTTGGCTACAAAGTCTACATCGACCATGATGTTTCAAAGGAAATTGGCCACATTGGCACATTTGAGTTTCGCCATGAACACACTTGGATTGTGAAAGAGGAAATGGAAAAAGAGGCCCAATAATGGCACTGACAACCTACGCAGAACTGAAGACATCCATTGGTGACTGGCTTAATCGGTCGGACCTGACCACGGCCATCCCAGACTTTATTTCTTTGGCCGAGGCGCAAATCGAAAGAACGCTGCGCACCAGGCAGATGATCGTCAGGGCCAATGCGTCTTTTGACGCGCAGTATGGCGCAGTGCCAAGTGACTTTTTGGAGGTCAAATCTTTAAAGCTCACTAGCACAAACCCACAAACCCCATTGTCGTTTTTGAGCATTGATGCGCTTGACAATGAAATGACCAAATACACGGCCAGCGGTAAACCAAAATTCTTTGGTGTGGTCGGTGGCCAATTCCGAATTGTTCCGACACCTGATGCTAATTACACGACCGAGCTGACCTATTACGCAAAGTTGACAAAGTTATCAACATCAGTGGCCAGCAACTGGCTTTTGTCTTCAAGCCCCGACATTTATCTGTATGGATCACTTTTGCAGGCTGCGCCATACTTGCAAGATGATGCGAGAATCCAGACATGGGCAACGCTGTATGAGCGAGCCTTGAACGATTTACAAACTGCCGATGATCGCGGCTCATCTTCTGGTGGTGCATTGCTCACCCGTGCAAAGACTTTTGGATAAGGACTAGACCATGTCATCTTTCAGCGACTACACCGAAAACCTAGTTTTAACTTTTTTATTTACGACCAGCACGGCCACGCGACCCACTGCTTGGTATGTTGGCCTATTTACGGCTGCGCCCAGTGACACGGGTGGCGGCACTGAAGTGTCTGGCAGTGCCTATGCACGGGTGGTGACTGGCACGATCTCCGGCTCTGGCACGGCCACGACATTTACCAATGCAGCGGCCATCGAGTTTGCAGCTGCTTCTGGCGGTAACTGGGGATCAGTCGGCTGGGCCGGCATCTTTGACGCATCAACTTCTGGCAATCTATTAGCTTGGGCGCCACTGACCACAGCTCGCACCATCAATGATGGCGATGTGCTGCGCATTCCAGCTGCATCTTTGAGCATCACATTGGCTTGATATGGCTGCCTATGGATCGGGGAATTTTGGTGTTGGCCAATACTCTGATCCGAGGGTAGGCTACGGCTACGGCTCCTACGGCAAGGGCAATTACTCCAGAGGCACATTTGAGCCTCAAATAATTATTTCAGACACCAGCACCATGGCGGTGGCTGGTACAACTGTCTCCAATACCCAATTTGAGATTTATGACCAGTCCACCATGGCGGTGGCTGCCATCAGGTATGTCTCGGCTGCCATAGCAATTACATCCACCAGCACAATGACTGTGCAGGCCAATGAGGTGTTTGATGGTGCGGTGGCGATTACCGGCACAAGCACCATGGCCGTGGCGGCCAATAGCCTCAAGACTTGCGCATTCAGCATCAGCGATACAAGCACCATGGCTGTGGCTGGGGTGCGTTATGCCATAGGCGCAGCCACCATTACAGACACCAGCACCATGGCGGTGGGCGGTGTCAGGTATGCCATTGGCGCGGCCAGCATCACAGACACATCGACACTGACAGTGTCAACGACTATTCTTGGCAATTCTGGCTTTGCCGTGACTGGCACAAGTACCATGGTGGTGAATACGCAGCGCAGGCAGCCTGGTGCAATTGCATTCACAGAAACATCATCCATGGCGGTCAATGCAAGACTAAAATGGCAAGCAGAAAGTGACACGGCAGAAAGTTGGTCTGGGATATCTGATAATTCAGAGACTTGGACACCTATATCTGACCAGTCAGAAACATGGACTGCAATTAGTGATTCAAGTGAAACTTGGACTCCAATTGCTGATAATAGCGAAACTTGGCAAATAGCCGCATAGGAGCATTAAATGGCAGATTCCACAACGACCAACCTATTGCTGACCAAGCCAGAAGTTGGCGCATCCACCGACAGCTGGGGAACGAAGATCAATACCGATCTGGACAGCATTGACGCATTGTTTGACTCCGGCCCAGTGCTAAAGGTCACAAAGGGTGGCACGGGTGGCGCTACGGCATCAGCTGCCAGGACTGCGCTTGGCGTGGCCATTGGCACTGATGTGCTGGCCTATGACTCCAACTTGCAGAGCTTTGTCACGGCATTCACATTGCCAACTGCTGACAGCACGGCCAATTTTGTCTTGAAGACAAACGGCTCTGGCACATTGGGTTTTGCAGCAGCTGCTGCGGGTGATGCGGTGCTGTCAGCTGATCAAACCTTTACCGGCACAAACACTTTCTCTGGCTCAAGCTCAAAGACTGCCATTGTCCTAAACGATGCAGCAGAGGTGGCAACAGTATCAGCAACAGCGGCTACTGGAACGATTAACTACGACATTACCACTCAGTCAGTCTTGTATTACACAAGCAACGCAAGTGCTAACTGGACTGTTAACTTCAGAGCCTCTAGCGGTACTTCATTGAATACGTTGATGAGTACAGGTCAGTCAATGACTGTGGCTTTCTTAGTCACTCAAGGCTCTACTGCTTACTACAACTCTGCTGTGCAAGTGGATGGCACTACATCTGGAGTTACTACAAGATGGCTAGGTGGTGCGCCTACTGCGGGTAATGCTAGTGGAATAGACAGTTACCGCTATCTCATCATTAAGACAGGTAGTGCGACTTTCACAGTCTTGGCAAGCAACACACAATTTAAGGCTTAACACTATGCCATTACAAGCAACAAGTGGTGCGGCAACATACGATGCCTTTGGTGGTGGTGCGGCTGCTGTTCCTCAGTACATTGAGGATGTGTTCAGTACCTATTTAACAACTGGCGCAAGCGCAAATATTACTGTTGTAAATGGTATTGATTTGTCGGGTAAAGGTGGTTTGGTATGGCAAAAAACACGAACTTCTGCGGGTTTTAATACACTTTTTGATACTGTTCGTGGTGTTAACAAATATTTAGTTTCAAACGCTACAAATGCAGAAGCGTCTGCTTCAAACATATTGCCAACATTCAATAATAATGGGTTTGTAATTGGTACAGATAACAACTTAACCACTTCTGGCGAAAATGGTGTCTCATGGACATTCCGAGAGCAACCAAAGTTCTTTGATGTTGTGACTTATACGGGTTCTGGTTCTGGAACGCAAACTATTGCACATAACCTTGGTTCCGTGCCGGGTTGCATTATTACTAAATTAGTTTCAGGTGGGGATACTAGCGGAGTTGGCGGGTGGGGCGTATATCACAGGTCAACTGGGGCAAGTCAGGTATTGGAACTTAATTCAACCGCCGCCGTTGCAACGGATAATTGGTACACCACAGCACCAACGTCATCTAACTTTTACGTGTTTGGCAATGACCCGCATTCAAATCGCTCTGGCGGCACATATGTAGCCTACCTATTCGCCCATGACGCAGGAGGCTTTGGCCTAACTGGTACAGACAATGTGATTTCGTGTGGGACATTTACTACTGATGGTTCCGGCAATGCAACTGTAAATCTTGGGTACGAACCTCAATGGTTATTGATTAAATCATCTAGTAACGCTGATAACTGGAAAATTGGCGACAATATGCGAGGCTGGACTACCAGTGAATTTAGAACGCTGTTGCCAAACTTGTCTAACGCAGAAGGCTCATCCAGTAACCCACTTATAACCAGCACGGGTTTTCAGATGGTTGGGGATAACGCTTCAAGGACATTCATCTACATAGCCATTCGTAGAGGCCCGATGAAAGTGCCTACTGTGGGGACTAGTGTGTTTAGTCCTGTGACACGAACTGGCACAGGGTCAGCAGCTACAGTAACTGGATATGGATTTCCTCCAGACTTTGTAATTTCTCAGGAGAGAAATAACTACGCTGGTCTAGGAGCAACGTGGTTTGACCGCTTGCGTGGAGCATCGCCTCGTTTATTTTCATGGGGAACAAACGCAGAACAAGCTAATACAAATTCCATTACTTCATACAATATGGATGGAATTTCAGTTGGCACTGATTCTGGCGGCACAATCAATTCAAACACAAATCCATATGTATATTGGAATTTCAGACGTGCGCCATCGTTTTTTGATGAGGTTTGCTATACAGGGACGGGAAGCGTAACAAACTATAGTCATAACTTAAGTGCTGTGCCTGAGTTGATGATTATGAAGAAAAGAAGTGCAACGGGAAATTGGAATGTGTATTCCAAAACTCTTGGTGTAACTGGTAATGACGTACTTTTCTTTAATGATGACCCAGCAGGTTCGGATGGTGGCGTATTTTGGAATAGCACTGTCCCAACATCATCAGTATTTACTCTTGGTACTGGCGCAAATATAAATGGTTCAGGCGTAACTTTTGTAGCCTACCTATTTGCAACCTGCGCTGGTGTTTCTAAAGTAGGAAGCTACACAGGAACAGCCACAACACTTCAAATTGATTGTGGCTTCACAGCAGGTGCTAGGTTTGTGCTTATAAAGCGCACTGACTCAACTGGTGATTGGTATGTGTGGGACTCAGCACGAGGAATCGTAAGTGGCAATGACCCTTACTTGCTTTTGAACGGCACAGCGGCTGAAGTGACAAGCACTGACTACGTTGACACATACAGCGCAGGGTTTGAGATTAGTTCAACTGCGCCAGCCGCTATCAATGCTTCAGGGGGAACATTCGTGTTCCTTGCGATTGCCTAGACTTAAAGGAAAAATCATGCAAATACGAATCAGAGAATCAGGCGCAGTCATGTACGAGGCAGAGTTTCGTACACATACAAAAGCCAATGGTGGCCCATCATGGGAGACAACAACAACTGAAGTCTTAACGGCTTTGGGTGCTGATGTAGTCTTTGAAGGCCCACAAGCTACTGGCGGTACTGTTTACCAATACTCTCAAGCCTCTGGTGTTGGGCAGATTGATGGTAAGTGGTACACAAAGTATGTGCTTGGCCCTGTCTTTACAGATACTACAGATGAGGGTGTGACTACTACAGCCCTTGAGCATGAGACTGCATACAAGGCTACTAAGGATACCGAGCAAGCCAAGTCTGTGCGTCAAAGCCGTGATGATAAGCTGGCCGAATCTGACTGGCGCGTGATCAAGGCTGCTGAGACTGCAACCACATTGGATGCAGCCTGGGCAACTTATCGCCAAGCACTGCGAGATGTGACTGGCCAGTCTGGATTCCCTTGGACCATCACATGGCCAGACGCGCCTTAATGAATCATGGATGCCGATGTTGACAAAAGGCTTGCCGTGCATGAAGCGATCTGCTTAGAGAGATACAACAACATTGACAAGTCATTGCGCGATGGGGACAAGCGCATGACAAAGATTGAATATCTGATTTATATCGTGATTGCCGCGGTTTTATTCGGTCCAGGGGTGGCTGCCGAATTCGTCAAAAAGATTTTCGGGCTATGAAAGACTGGGCCGTGGCACTCATTGCTGCGGCCTGTATCACGGCCACCATCATTTGGTGCTTTACTGTCATCATTTTGTTTTGGCCATGATCTATGCTTTGGTCCTATTAGCAGCTGCTGCCGAATATCGATGCACCAGGTGGACATGGACTGGTGATGTCTACAATCGGAGGGTTGTTTGCCTTGAATGGAAAAAGGTAGAAAAGAAATGATCGTGGACCCCATCACAGCGCTAGAAGGAATACAGAGCGCCATCAGCATGGTCAAGAAGGCAGCAAAGGTTGCCAATGACTTAGGCTCACTTGCGCCCATGATTGGCAAGATGTTTGATGCGCGGTCAGTGGCCACCAAAGTCCTGCTTGATGCTAAAAAAAGCAAAGGCTCAAACATGGGGGTGGCCCTCCAAATCGAGATGGTTTTGGAGCAAAGTCGAGTTTTCGAGGAAGAATTGAAGCTCCTGTTTATGCAGACTGGCAAGATTGATGTCTTCAATAAGATCAAAGCTCGGCAGGCCCAAATGGACTTGGATGATGCCAGAGAACTTAGGTCTTTAGAGAAGGCAGAGAAAGCGGCAAAAAAGAAAGAAGAAGAAATGCAAGAGCTGGCAATAATCATTGGCGGCTGTGCGTTTGTGTTGTTCTTGGTTGCAATTGGAATTTATGAGTTAATGCAATTCTGTGAAACCACAAAAAGGTGTGGTAGATGAACGAGTACCAAAAGACTTTTGATCAATTGCTCAAATGGTGGATAAGAGGGGCAGTGGCAATTTATGCTCTTGGGTTTCTTCAATTTTTACCTGACAGTTTGTCCAATAAGATCATGGACAAATTCTTGGCAATGATTGGTTTAGGGTAATGAGATATTTATTGCTTCTGTTACTGCTGACTGGCTGCGAAGAAAAATATCGCTACAAGTGCCAGAATCCTGACAATTTTCACGCAACTGAGTGCCAAAAGCCTAGATGTCTATTCACTCAGACT